ACTGCCATTTCTAACGCTCCAATAAACATTGTTATCACTCCACCAATATAAAATTACCCTATCAGTTGAACCAGCAAAACTTTCAAACCCAATAACGTTACCACTTGTTTTTTTAACCCATCCTGAAAATGTTAATGCAGTTGCATTATTTAATTCACCAATTTCTGCTATAACATACTGTGAACTTGCAGCATCAAACTGCATACTAAAATTATTAGCAACAAATGGAGAAGCAGTTACAGCTAAATTAAAATTAGCACTAACACCACTAACAGTATAAGTTATTGTGTAAGATTGAATAGTTGAATTATCAAGATCAATAGTACCTGTAGAAGTGTTAATACTCAAACCGCTAGGAGTAGCTGAAAATGTGCCTCCTGTCGTTCCTGTGATCGTAGGAGTAGGATCAGCTTCACCTTGATGAAAACTACTAGCAGAATATGAGAATGCAGCACTTGTTCCTAATAATGTGGTTTCACCAGAATATGAATCTGCATATATTATACCAGCATTAATAATGTTTTGATACTTACCAAAGCCATTTGTGTTGTTCTGTGTTGCCTTTCCCCAATCTATTGTGTTCGCCATATCTTTTTATTATAGTACTAATCCAGTAAAATAAGCAACATCATCAGGATACATATCCTCATTACTATTGGTAAAATATTCTGGAAATAAATTATTATTGCTTTTAATATAATCTATAAATCTATCAGTGTAAAACTGTGCAGTGCTTGAAACTTTTTCAACAAGATAATCTACGTGTTCTTTTGTTATTGCGGTGCTGTTTTCTGGATTCTTTTGAAATATACCACCATTCCCAATACTAACAGAACCAAAAGGTAAATACTCTACTAATGACCAATGTAACAACATTGGCTGTATATAATCTGTTAGTAATGATAAATAATTACCTGCTAATGTTCCACCTACTATATCGCTTTTAATTTTGTTGTATAGATCACTGCCAAGATAATTTTGTATGTATTTATCTTGTGCGGTTTTAATAAACGGTAATAGCTTGTCATTGTCAATATTACCATTAGCAGCAGTAAATACTGATATATCGTGTCTCGTTACAAATAGTGCTTGGCTCATTTTTGATAGTTTGGATGATGACCATTATTAGGCATATTTACAGGTGCTTTTACAGATTGCTTACTTCCTACTGGGCTTTTCTTATAGCTTTTTGGAAAGTCTGCCTTTCTTATTGTCTTGTAATCACCTAAATCTTTGCTTCCTTTGTCATCTAAATTTCTAACTTTATATAATATCTCTTGCCACTTGTGCCTACAATATACCCCACCCTTAAAGCGGAATAGATCATACTTTTTACCTTTATGCATTGGTAATTCAGCAGCTTTAAAATTCATATTTCTACTTGCTTTATCAATATCTTCAATTCTATATACAACACCGTTTCTAGTTCTAGCCATCATTTCTTGACAAAACTTCCTACTTTTATTGCCTTCTTTATTTGCCTTTCTGCTACCTCTTACATACTTGTATCTTACTTTATAGAAACTTGCATCTAAATATGAAAATCCATCTTCTTTGCTATCAATGCTTAATTTGATCATATCATTTGCCCAATCTTCAACGCTTTCATTTTCATCATCTACATCCCTAATATCTACCATTTCCCATTCTTCAGTATCTATTACCTCACCCTCTAAGCCTTGTAAAACACCATCATATATTTCATCAGGTAAATCACTTAAACATTGCTTATGCGTTGACATTTCTAACTCTGCTTGTTCTTGCTCATCTTGTTTGATACCAGTTTCTTCTTCTATTGTTTCAGTATCTTGTACTTCTTTATCAATATCTGTAAATTCTAATGGTTGTAATGTTTTGAAATATAGATTTAAAGAAATATCATTTACAGCTAGTATTTCATTTAAGCAGTCAATTATTAATTCTTGATAAGGTTTTATAACAACGTTATCAAATAATAGTGCAGCAGTTTTAATCTCATCTGCATTGTTGCCTAATCCGTTTTTACCATCACGTAACCCGATTAACAATGGTGATGTTACACGATGCGTTACCATAATTTTTGTAGCACATTCTGTAGCTAGGTATTCATAGTGCTGTGGAGCATCTGCTAAGGGTATGTCATCAATAGTACATTTTTGTTCTAAATTATTATTAAAACTAACAATGACCTTCTCCCCGTAGGAACCAGTCAGTTTACCCATTACTTGGTCTTTAATTTCTAACTGTTTGGTTCTGTCTGGAATACCTCCATTGAAGTTGATTACCTTAGTGCCGCTAAAAGAATTGCAAGCATCATTGATTAAAAAGTCAGCTATCTCTTTTTCCAAACAGGCATAAGAAATCTGATAATCTGCTGGTGAGTAATAATAGTATCCACTCACGAATCTTTTTATAATGTAAATCTCATTTTTTGCACCACTACCAAATACAGGAAATTTGGTTAGTTTTGTGTTTCTTGTAACTTTAGTCCAATCAGGCGCATAAAAATAATTTTTAATATCACCGTTTGCATCCATCTTTTCAGCTCGTAACGTCTCACGTGGGAAGTGTGTTAATGAACCTATTTTATTGCCCTTGTATGAAACCTGAATAGCTGCTTCACCTAATAACTTTAAATCATTACAAACCTTTCGCATACACGTTGGTGTAAGCAATTGCTTCATCTGTGCATATTCTTCAGGCTTTTCATTGCTATCTGTAGCATCTAAACCTTTACCGTATATTAAATTTACAATCCCATTTATCACAGCTTGGTTTGTTGTGCTTTCCATATACGCATCAATTAAACCCTGATAGTATTGATTATCCTCACCAATGCCTACCCATTCCCTATTGCGTTCTTCTGTTATTGCAGGTCTTTCATATTGGTTTAACTGTATTAAATGTAAATTATCCATAATATACAAATTCGTTGTTTCCTGTACTTTGTTCTATATAAACACCATTTGAAATTTCATAATCACTTAGTGTTTGATCTGTACAATACATTTTATCTTTAAATATAACAATTCCATCACTAGTATTAGTAATCGTAATTGTATAATAATTGTTTTCATCTAATGCCTGTGAGGTGCTATATTGAAAATAGTAATCTAATTCTGTAAATGTTGCAGCTGTGTCTTCCAATATTACTTTATTTTGTGCTTCTGATTTTATTACTAACTTATAAACCTTTGCACCACTTATATCTTCACGTGGTATGAAATTAATAGTTCCGCCTGTTTTAGTTAGTATTTGCATATTTTTTTTAAAAAAGAAGGTGAGTCGTTAAACTCACCCTCCACAATCAACTATATATTATGAATCACACCCGTGATGAAGTGTATCTTTTAGCTATTCGTACCTACAGTAACTGTTACCGTTGCACTACCCATTCCCGCATAAGGGTCAGCAGCAGTACCACCATTAATAAAGTTAGCAGGTTTAGCTTCTTGTGCTGTAAAGGTTAATGTGTATCCAGATAAGTCACCAAATGCAGAACCACTAACTATTGTTCCACCAGTTACTTCACATCCGTGTACTAACCCAAACTGCATAAAATTCCCGTTTCTATCTTCAAGGCAAAGATGAGGTCTGTTAAAGGCCATTAGCTTCAATTCTGCATTATCTTCTTTAGATAATTTTGAAAATTGTAAACTAATACTTTGTTCGAAGAATGTTGTTCCGTTCTCTCTAGAACTTGTAATACTCTGTTCAAAAGAATTTGCACCGTGTAAGTCATATTGAAAAGCTGTGAAAGTTCCTGTCATATCTGTAATTTCATCAGATGTTTCTGTAACTGTTCCTAGATCACCAAAATCCACGAACCAAGCACGAACCAAGCCTCCTATCACGTCTTTACAGGGTACCTTTCTTCCTTTTGTTAAATCGCAAGCCATAATTTTAAAATTTTAAGTTAAGGGGGAATTACACCCCCTTGTTATTAATTAATTAAGCGTGATATAATACGATATCTGAACCTATTCCATAATTTACTCCAGCGGTGTAACGCATTACAACTCTAACATTCTGCGAACCGTCAAGGTCTGCCATATCTAGAACTTTAACTTCGTTCATATCTGATAATAAACCAGTTCCAAAGTATAAATTAGATTTCTGTGCTGCCATTGCTGTGTCATCAGCTAATCCATTACACACAAATAATTTAACACCATCAAAAGACAGTTGGCCTCCTGCGTTGTACCATTGTGTTCCTTGTGCGTTTGTACCATTTGAACCAATGCCTGAAGCAAACCCACCTAAGGCTCTTACATAAGCTCTGGCAATGTTTTGTGATACGTAAATGTGTAAATCTTCTTTGTTATATAAAGCAGAAGGAACAGCGTCTACAATGCTTCCTAATTTGTCAATTACGTTAGATGCTGTAACAGCTGCGTGAGATGCTACATCAATTACATCACTATCAGCTAGTGCCAATGTTACTAAACCATCATATTCACCTGTGTTTGAATTAACACCTTCCCAAATGTTCTGCTCATTTTTTTCTGCTACTAATCCTGCAACGTGTGCAATGATAAAATCTGAAAATTTAGGTGGTAAATTATCATATACAGATATTCCCATTTGAGCTGCTTCCCAGTCACTTCTAAAATCTTTCTTACATAATTCAAGGTTTACTTGAAACTCCTCAGGCTGCAATAATCTTTCAGTAAGTGTAATCTCACCTGTTGCTCCAAAATCACAGGTAGCATCTTTGATTATATTTGCATCTGTTGCTACTTTTTTCATAGTAGATTTAAACTTGATGTTAGGCATCACTTCTAATCCGCCCTTATCAATTGTGTTAGCACTCAATAAAGCTGCAGCAATGTATTTACCTGCAAACTCTCCAGCATAGGTGCTTGTTATACTTGTTGTAGTTGCCATTTTTTTTTATTTAGTTATTATTAAAAATTTTACTGTAAACTCTGTCTCTTGTTGTAGCAATTCTGCCACCACCGATTTTAAAGTTTACTTTGTTGTTTTGATCTGCTTCTGGATTGTGTTTAATTGGTTCAACCGTTTCAGCAGATAATTCTTCTTTAGTTTCTTCTGTAACCTCTGACATTTTTTCTTCTTTAGTTTTGTCAGCCATTTTTTCAATCATAGATTTTAATTCATCCATAGCGACTGCAAACTCTTCCCGTGTCACATATTTCATTTCTTCTTTTTCTTCTTCGTCCTCAAGTTCAGTTTCAACAGTTTCTTCTGTTGCTGATTCTTCAGAAAGTTCTTCTTCTGCTTCTTCAGCAGCTTTTGTGATATTGTCTATGATACCTTCTTCAGTTACAAAAAGTGTTCTACCGTCTTCAAGTTCATATTCACCAATTGGTAATGCCATTTCTCCATCTTCCGATTTAATAAATACTGCATTGCCTTTAGCGAATTCTTCAGATACTAGTAATGTACCATTCTTTAAACTGATTTCAGCTAGTTCTACTTTTTCTTCAGAAAGTTCTACACCAACAATATTCTTGATTTTGTTTAGTATATCATTTGCTTTCATAATAAGATTTATTAGTAATGCAGAAAAATATGCTAAGTGTTATGTGTTTTTGTAAAAAAAATTATTCTGGTGTTCCACTTATGTTACCAATACCCTGTGCTTGTAATGAACCATCACAACACTTTCTACTATATGTTTTACCATCTGGACATAAACAACCTCTTTTACTATACTTTGGTGAGGTTCTACTTGGTGTTTTAAATTTTCTACTTTTCATATTATTTGTTTTTTGGTGATTTAGGATGTTTAGCTGGCAATAGATCATAATCAGTATTATATTTCGGATTCTGTGGTCTGCCGTTTCTAACAAGATATAAATACGCATTTACACGTGCGTGCGCCCATTGTTTTGCACTTGTAACATTTGGTGAATGTGAAACGTTAAAAGCACCTAATCCACGTTGAAACACAGATTTAAGTTGACCTACAGTTACACCATAACCTAACTTTTTTTTATATCTATCATTAAATTCATCTGCTTTCTTTTGTAAACTTGCTTCATCCTGTTTGCTAACTTTTGCGCCTCTGCTAGTAGAAGCATTTCCTTTAGCTGTTCCTTTTCCTTTTGGGTTTTTATTTGGTGTTTCTGAAGCTGGTGCTTTAGGGGATTTCTTTACCCCACCTCTAGGCCCTATTTCAGCATACTTACTTTTTTTTTTAACGCATTTACCTTTCTTTTTTACAAATCCTTCTGGACATTTATACTTTTGCATAATGTGCTTTTCACAAGGCA